AATAACCGAACCAACTAGGGAGGATAAGAATGAATATCTACTGCGAAGGAAAGATGATCGGCGAGACGACGCCCACGAGTGAGGGCATCTGGTATCGGTCAAGCATCAATGGCGAGTGGGGATTTGCCGGCACTCGCAAAGAAGCGATTCGCGCACTAGTCGCATTTACTAAATAACATAACTAGGGAGGAACAGAATGAACGCACATACCTACGCAGAGCGCGGATGGCTTGTCTTCCCGCTCGCTCCGCACTCAAAGCAGCCGAACCCGCGTTACGCGCCGAGCGGTTACAAGAGCGCGACGACTGATCACGACATCATTGATTCCTGGCCCGATGGCGGGAATATCGGGATCGCCTGCGCTCCGTCCGGTCTCATCATCATTGATATTGACTACCGCAACGGGCCGGATCTTGCGCTAGTGAACTCGCTTCCAGCGACGCACGCAGTAGGAACCGCTGACGGATTCCACCTCTACTACCGGACCGAGCAGCTCGGCCCCGTGCGAGGGAAGCTCGGCGATGGAATCGACATCAAATATAACGGCTACGTCGTCGCTCCCCCGAGCATCCATCCTGACGGGATCGCCTACCGCGAGATGGACGGCATGGAGCCAATCGCGCTACCGGCCAGCCTCGCGAGTCTGGTGCTCAAGTGAGCAGGCTCAAGGATGCGGCGATCAGGCATCAATGGGCAGCAAAGGAAGCGGATCTCGCATATTCGGATCTCATCGCCGAATGCATGAAGGCTCGCAACGATGGGATGAGCATCACGAAGATTTCTCAGCTATCGGGCATTAGCCGGATGACGCTTCACAAGTACGCTTCAGCGACTCTCTCAGCGAATCTTGGAGCCTCTGACGAAGATTAGGCACAAGGAGATGCCCCGCAGAGATTGACTCTCTGCGGGGCATTTTCTATTTCGGATCTAGCCGCAGACTGCCGCTCGGGGTCCATGCTGACCAGCCAAGATATTTCAATCCCCATCGTGAAAACTCGCGCGAGCAGGAATCAATCATGCCCGGGCGAACGTAATCATTTGATAGGCAATTCGTTGAAGTCTTCTTACCTACTGCGATAGCGACGTGCCCATGTTTGCCGCCCGAGTAGTAGAGCAGAGCGCCGCGAGGGGCATCCTTCGGCTTCCCTCCGACGTGCTTCTGAGCGTCGGGGATCTTCTGCCAGGCAGCAATGGCAGAGAGCGCCCAAGCCGGGACGCCGTAGGCCTGCCGGCAATGACTCTGGCAAAGCCCGGTCCAGTCTTGCGTTGGATTCTTTACTTGATTCCTGCTCCAAGTGATGACTTCATTGACATTCCTAGAGAGGTACTTCTTCGCCATCTTCGCCTTCTTCCTCGATATCGACGAATGCGCCGCCCTCTACAGGCTCCACGGGGATCGCATCTTCAAATAGAACGCTCATCGCTTCCTCACTATCTCAGCCGTGCCCTTATCGCCTACGCCAGTTGCAACGATGGAAGTGAGAAGCGACATAAGTCCCGCGCCAATCGCAACGCTGATCATCTGCATCCAGTCCAGCCCAACGATCCCTAAAGCATCCGTGCCCATGAGCGCAAGAAGGGATTGGGCAATCGTCCTGATAGTTCGCTCTCCCGCATCGGTCCAGAACGCTTTCGTTCTCATTCACTTCTCCTTCGCTGTCAGGTGGTCGCGTACATGCTCATCTAGCCGAGCGTGGACCTTGCCGACACTGTTGATGATGCGCTCCTGCGATTCGTCGGCACGGTTGCGGAGATCCTTGACGTCGGCCCGCATCTCCTGCGCGTCTTTCTCCAGCCGGTTGACGGCATCCCTGAGACTTGATCCGCCGTTCGGGGTGAACTGCTTCCTCATGGAGATTTGCGCCTTGATGATCCACGACAGGCCCGCGAGGAGTGTCGCACTGACCGCGACGAACGGCAGGTAATCTTCCACGGTCATGGGGATTCTGGTGCGGCCGGTGGCGCAAATACGACCCCGTCCCACGTGTAGCCAATCGCGGCGTAGCAGCTTCTTGGGTACGGGGTCGGTTGATTCTCCGGATAGTGCGTGCGGACGTACTCAGCGGGCTGTCCGCCCCAGAGGTCTGCGAGGAATGCCTGCCCGAGTGCTTCGACCTGCTGCCCGTCGGGGTCGGTCATCACGGACGTTACAAGGGTGTGTACATCGACGACTATGCCGTCTTGGACTTTCGCAAAATGCGCCATTGATTAACCCACTCTCACTATGACGACGCCGGAACCGCCGGTGCCACCATTGCCGGTCGCGCCACCAGCGGAACCACCGCCCCCGCCACCAAAGTTAGCGGCACCATTTGATGCGTTGGCTGTGCCGATTGCGCCAGCTCCACCGTTGGTCGGTGCGGTTCCTGCGGTCCCAGTTGCGCCGCCGCCGCCTCCCATCCCGTACAGGACCGCCGTGCCTGTGATCGAGTCCGATGCGCCAGCGCCCCCATTACCGCCCGTAGTGCTGACACCGGCGGTGCCAACAGCACCGGCGCCACCACCACCACCACATGCGTTACCACCGCTTACCCCAACGCCTCCAGTGAAACCTATTGCGGTGTTGCTTGCTGTTGGAGGCGTAAAACTGGAAGCCGCAGTTCCACCGCCGCCACTACTTCCACCAAGTGTCGTTACGACATTGCTAGTAGCGCCGCCACCGCCGCCGCCTGACGGTGACGCTAGTAGTGCGTCAGTGCCGGACATAAACGACGGAAGCGCCTCAAAACCCGAAACGTATGCCGTTGTCGCACCGGCGCCCCCCGCCGCTACTTTGACCGTGTACGTCTGCGCCGTCAGGTTCACAATGTTTTTAAGGACTGACCCGCCACCGCCGCCACCGCCGCCACGCCCGCCACCACCGCCTGAACCGACCGTGAGGACCGTGGCGATCCCAGCAGTACCAACGACGAGGGTCCCGTCGCCCGTGAACTTGTAAATCGTTGCCGTGCCGTCGGTGGTGATGGTGGGCGATCCGGTAGTGCTGCTGATCACCGCAGGCGCACTACCGCTAGAAAAAGGGAGGAAGCTCCAAGTGTTCGTCGCGGTCTTGATGCAGGTCCCGCCTGCGTTCTGCGCGAGGGTGAGGGTCGCACCGTTGACGGTGACGCCTGCGCCTGCCGTGACCGTGACGACACCGGCCCCGAGGTTGATGAGGACGATCTTCGTCCCCGTCGCGAACGCGACGGAGGAGTTCGGTGGGATGGTCGAAGTGGTGCTGGCTGCGTTTGAGTAGCTGACCGCCCCGCCCTGATCCGCCAGCAAAAGGGTGTCGCTTGTTCCCGTCACCGTTCGGATCGTTAACTGGTTCAGACTCGCATTCAGGTTCGCAGCCGTAAGGACCGCTCCTGCTACAAAAGCAACCATGCCTCTCCTTCCCTAGAATCCTAGAATATCGTCATCGAGAACGCCGAAGGTAGCGTTGTCGAGGATGAATGCGGCGAGCGTCTCCGACAGGGTGAACGTGACATCATGCCGATCCGGCAGCGCCTGGTGACTGATCTTGTCAATGGACACGATCTGGCTGATCGCGGAGCCGATCGACGACGGCGTGAACCCGACCGTGACGACATCCCCGAGTTCGAGGTCGAGGACGCTCGCCTTCTGCCCCGCCGTGATCCCATCGAGGGAGACGGTGAGCGTGTCGACCCGGTATTGGGGTTGGGAGTACAACCCGACGAGCCACGAAGCCATCGCGGACGCCTCCACCGAACTGCTCATGATCGTCGCGATCGTCTGGTCCATGACCCCGTATGCCGCTTGCGATGCGTTGTCCTCGGCGAGTGCCGTCCCCGCGACGGTCCCGCCAGCGGTGAACGTCACGCTCACCGTGTTCTTCATCTCCTCCGTACCCCACACGACGGAGATGTCACGGTACGGAATACCAGTCGGCCCGAACGTGACCCCAGTCGTGAACGCCTGCAGCTCGGCCCGATCCCGGAACGTGAGCGCCCCTTGCCGGCCGATGAACAGCGCACCGAACTCCGACGTCTCGACGAGCTGGAGGTAGGAGAGAACGTTTGTGGTCGCTGCGACCACGTCCGCATCGAGTGTCGACTGACCGGGTCCGATGTCCCGCTTCACGCTCGACCAGCCCGCCGCGTCGAGGACCGCCGTGACGCGAGGCCCCGACAACTGCGCCGTCGACGTACCCGCCGTCATCGTCTGCTGAGCCAAGATAGTGAACCCGTCGGACGCTGACACTTCCGCGACCGCGTCGAACCCGCCCGCCGGGTAGGCATAATTCCAGTCCTCCACGAAACCGCTGAACAGTTCCTCGCCATCCTCATCGATGACGATCTGCTTACGCGGGAGGATCTGCCCGAAGTACGGACCCGGCGCGTACGTCGGGTCGAAGATCCGCGTCCGGTTGTCGAGTTCGATGTTCGCCTGCCCGGCGGTGAACTTCTCCAGTGTCCGCGACCTGCCACGATCAACCTGCACGCTCCGCAGGTACTCCGTGACATCAATCAGCGTGTCGCCACCGAGGACGTACTCGGTGTTGTCGAGGACGCCCTTATCGGTGTCGTCGAGTGTGAAGAAGTTGACGCCCGTTGTCAGTGACAGGTCGAAGGCGATCTGGGCGCGTATCGTCATGCTGCCCTGAATACCGGCCCGTTAGCCTGCTCAAACTTCTTCACATACTCGACGATCTGCTGACCGATCGCACGCGGGTCGCCGACGCCCGCGTTCACGTTGATCGTGTACGAGTTGCCACCCATCGCGTTGTTCGGGACGATGTTGCCGTTGCTGCCCGGCACGAACAACTCCGGTCCACGCTCACCAATAAGATACGGCCGGCCACCCGCCACCGGACCACCCGCAGCCATCGGCGCAATATTCACCATGCCGCCGCCAGTGAACGCCGCCGCACCCGGTGCGCCAGGTGCGACCGTGATCGGAACGAACGACGCCGCCGCGAACGCTTCCGCACGACGCCTCGCAGCGACCGCACGACCGTCAGCGATCCCGTCGCGGATCGCCTGGGCGATCTCCTCAGAGATAGCGGCCGCGATCGGCAAGCCGATATTCCGGCCCAGCCGGTCGAGCATCTTCTGCTGCGCGGCGACCTCAGTGCTCAACCCGTTGAGGAGCGCATCGGCGTCGGCGATGCCTTGGCCGAAGAAGTTGTTCGCCATGGCCGTGCCCGCGTCGCTAGCGAACACGTCGAACGCAGCCAGATCCGCCGTCAACTTCGGGACCACGCCCTCATTGACGAGGGTGTTCGCGAGGAACTCACCCGCGCCCGGTCCCTGCTCCCCAGCGACCTTCAAGATCTGGTCGATGAGTGCCTGCGACCCGCCCGCATTCGACACGTTGATCAGCGCATCGGCGAACTGCTTCGCTGCCGTGATCTGCGCCTGGAAGTTCGCGATCGTCGTCGACACGACCGATTCGCCAGCTGCGAGCGTCCCGTCCTGGCTGGCCTTCTGCGCTGCGCTGAACGCCGTCGACAGGTCGACGGTTCCCTTGATCGCGCCGGAGATCGACGCCGCGTAATCGTCCGACGCTTTCGTGAGTCCGGCGAGATCATCGTTCGCCTGCTTCAGCGCGACCTGAGTCCCGGCCATCGTGAGGGCGAGGTTCTTCTGCTTGTCGGTGAGGATGACGGTCTTGTCGGCTGCTGCGGATGCGCCACCCGCGAGACTCGAACCTCCACCACCGCCGCCAGTGCCACCGAGTGCATTCCCGGCGGCGATCGCACTCGACACAGTCCCCGACAATGACGTGCGCAGCGGATTGAACGTCAAACCGGCGACATTCGCACCCGCCTCCAGCATCGCACCGAACGAAAACTTCACCCGCTCGACACCATCGGTCAGCGTCTTCGCCGCGCCAGCGAAGTCACGATTCATCGCCTGACCCACTGCGATCAGTCCCTTGACCGCGAGATACGTGGATTCACGAATGACTGTCATCCCGTTGATGACGACCTTCAGCCCCGAAACGAATTGCGGAATGTACTGAACGACCCCGCCGATCTGAACGCCCAACTCGTAGAACGTCGGCTCCAGCGTCTTGATCGTGTCGGCGAGTTGATCACCCGCATTCCGGCCGTCATCGAAACCAGACACGACACCGGCCATGAACCCGCGACCGAAAGACTCCTGGAGTTCCCCGAATGCGATCGCGACGCGGTCGATTTGCCCTTGGAACGATTGAGCCTTCACTAATGCTTGCCCGCCGAACGTGTCCGCGAGCTGCTTCGTGATGAGATCCATGTCTCCAGTCGCGAGGGTGGCCTTGTCGAGGCCGGTCCCGAGCCGTGACAGCCCAGCCGTGCTTCCGTCCGCTGCACGTGCGAGGGCTTGCACCACAGAATTAAGATCGCGGCCCGTTCCGGCCGATATGTCGACGGCAAGCGCGAGGAGCTTGTTCGCTTCCGCGACGTTACCTGTCGAAACTACTAACCGACCGAACGCCGGACGGAGAACATCGTCGGACACACCCGCAGCCCGCTGCAAACTGTCGATGTTGGCTTCGACCGCTGCGGTCGCGCCCTCCATCCCGAGGTTTTCCATCGTCTTCGCAAGCCGAGCCGCTGCCGCCTCATCAGCAAGGAATGCCTTCACCCCGTCGACGCCGAACGTGATCGCCATTCGAGCGCCTGCTTCGACCGCTTGAATCGCGGCAGTGCCGACTGCGGCACCCATGCCGGCAGCGAACCCGGCCATCTTCGTGAATGCCGCTCCAGTCATCCCAGACTGGTTCTTCAATAGGTCGAGGTCATGCTGCGCCCGCTTGATGTCACGGTCCTTGTAATCCCCCTGGATGACAATGTCGATTGCCATCAGCGTCGACCCCCCAAGATTCGATCCGCTGCACGTTCCGCCTCGCGGATCACTTCAGCTACTTTCTCCTGCGCCCGAGCGACCAGTGGCCTGTTCTTCATCGCCTCATTCATTCCACGCGCATACTTCCGGCCCGACCTGTTGTTCAGGTTGTCGACGAATGACCGGCCACGATAGGACGATTCCTGCCCGTAGCGTTTCCTCGCCGACCCGGCGAGCGCATACATTGCACCGGCCGCCGACATCGTCGCGACCGCGACCCGGAACTTCCCGCCCTCAGTAGTCCTCTTCGGCTGCGTCGTCACGACCTTGATCCCAGTGCGGATCTTCGTCGCGTTGTAGGACAGGTCACGGGTCGAGGCCACGCCCTTACGGCTGACTCTCGTCGCCGTCCACTTCCCCCAGTTCGACAGGGGACCCGACGACGGAGTGTTCGCCCGGACCTCATCCCGCAGCACCTCGCCCGCGAGTTTCAGCCCCTTGTCGATCCCCTTGAACGCATCACGATCGAACGCCTTCAACACTGCGACCGCACGCTGCTCACCCGTGACCTTCACCTTCATCACTTCGAGCGCCTCCTACCGTCGCCGTTCTGGGTATGACGCCACCGCAGGTAGCGCAACATCGTGATCTGCATCCGATCCGACTCCTGCAAGATTACTGAAGGAGGAAGTCCGAACTCGTAGGCAAGGTGGACGAGGATGAAGTGGGTACTTCCTTCTCCAAAGGGCGGATCTCCATTTGCCCCTCCGCTTCCTCATCGTCGCCGACACCTGCCACGGTCGGGAGCCACTCCTCGAACGTGCGAGTGACCTTCCCCGTCCGCGTCAACGCCGCCCACGCCAGGAACCACACGTATTCGAGCCGCTTCCCGACCTGATCCATGCCCAGGTCGT